TTGTTCGCATCGTAAACAATCTTGTTACGGTAACGAGACATGATGTCTTTGATGTGTTGTTCCGCCTTACCCTTTGGTAAGTTACCCACGTCAATATAGAATATACGACGTTCGGGTGCACGTGCGAGACGATAGATGACCAATGAGTCTTCCATCATACGTAACTGATTTACGGGTTTCATTGCCTTCTGTAGATACGAAAGTACACGTTTCTTACTAGTGTCTAGAAGACCTGAAGTGACATATGAAACAGAATCCGACGTTAGTTTGATGCCGTTATTTGCACCAGCACGTTCCTGATAGATGTAAAAGTCGTTAGTCTTATCTACGACCTTCGCACCCGTCTTCGGGTCCTTTTTATATTGCACCTCTTTTACTTTACGAATCTTAGTTGCATCAACAGGGCGTACCTCTTGAATACCTGCTTTTAGATTCGTGTCATTTACTACTAGGTGATGATAGATTCGTCCGTCGACATACCATGAACGGAACATATCGTGACCATACTCTTCGAAGTTCAACATAGCAACAACGCCATCGAACTCTTCAGTGATAGTCTTTTTGATTTTATCTGAAACATCAACCTTATCTAGGTTGACAGTGACGGAACTTTCTAGTTCTGACGAAACGATTGCTTCGTTAATGATGTCTTCGATTGCAGCATCACACTCTGGGTGTTCTGCCATTCCTCGATATTTTTTGATTAGTTCTTGATTGTCCTTTGCAGCAGTACCTTCCATGTCGACGTACTGACCAAAGTAAGAACCAGAGGCAGTGACATATCCAGCACCGTCCTCATCCACTTTTGGGACGATAGAAGGAGCCTTCTCGTTTTCTTGATTTAGTTTTTGAACTTTCTTTAGCTCAAATCCAAATGCTTGGAATACATTGTCTGCCATTTTACCCTCTTATAATAAATGGGGGTGGAGAACCACCCCCGTCATATTACTTATAATACCTTTAACTAGTGGTATTTGACTCCCAATATTGAATTTGGAATTCTGTAGTAAACTCTTCGATAGCGTCGTTAGTCTCGTAACTTAGCTCAATCGATGAAACATTGGTTGGAAAACATCCACGGAACTTGTAAGTTTTCAACACTGAACCATCCTTATCTAGCTGATCTACAACTAGGTCTGCCTGATATGCGACTGGATTAGTGATACCCGAGTTCGAAGTGTGTCCGTTCATTCCGTTCATCCATCGTTCCATGGCGTCACGTGTATTGAAATCGGTATCATTCAATACTGTTACAGTCCACGGTTCGAAAGTACGATCGCCTGCGATCTTCAACTGACGACCACGGAAAGGCACTTCAATTACCGCCATGATAGATGCTGGTAACTGTGCAGCTTTACACATGAAAGATGTTAGTTCAACATCGCCACCAGCGTACGCAGGGAAGTTTACGGTTGCGCGGAATAAGTTAGGACGTGCGCCGCCACCTTTTAGTTTTGCTTTGAAATCATCTACTCTTAATGACATGATTATTTCCCCTTATACTGTGCCAACTACTTCTTCAAACTCAACACCGGAGCGAACCGCGACAAAGTTTAGAGTAACGTAGTTGATTGAACGTGCTGGCTTGATGAAGCAAGACGCAATGAATTCGTTGCGATCAACAACTTCTGGAGTATTGTTTGTATCATCACAAACAAGACGGAAGTCAGTGATACCGCGACGACCCTGAATTTCACGTAGGAATGGTTCGACGATGTTGACAAACTCTGCACGAGTAAACTCATCGTTGAATTCAAACATTACGTTTTCACCCGCTTGACTGATAGCGCGTTCGATGACTAGGAATAGTCGACGGACGTTGATTCGGTCAAATGCAGATGGACGAAATAGGTGAGTCTTGTCTCCATACAGCATGACACCCTGACCAGAGAAACTGACGATTGGGTTGATACCCAATTTGTACATCGCATCCCTTTCACCCTTGGAAGGGTTGATTAGTAGTTCAGTAACACCTAGGTATTGTCCACGACGTGAACCCGCTGGCGAGAACCAAGGAGCAGAAACCGCATCTGTTGCAGCCATAACACCCGCTGTTGATGATGCAGCTGGAATCCACTGATACTTGTCTTCATACTTGTTGTAGACTTTTATGTGGTTACCGTCAACAATTAGGTATGATGAATTCTTAGCCAATGCTGAGTTGTAAGTAGCGAAAGTTTTAGCTACAACATCTTGGTATGGTACAGAAACAACTGCGACACAATCTTTTCTAG